ACACGTTGGTTTCTTCCCCACGGGTCGAGGTAGGCATTTGGGTCATCTCTCCACGGTGCCCCGATATAGTCATAATCGAGGAACTTATCATCCCAAAGATGAGGACGTAAAACGTAGCCGTCAGGATGAATGAGAAGGCAGTGCGAGGTCCTGACGTGATTAGTAAGATTATAGATGCAATAAAAATTAAAGTCATTGATACTTTGTATAGGATAAGTTTCTTCATAAGTAACCTGATCACAAAGTCCATCAGGTTTCTTGCTACCTATAAACTTAGCAGCACCCCACTCTATAGATTCACATGATTTATTTATTGCGTAGACTGCATCTGGCAGGTCTAAATCTGCCAACATCAGCAGCGTAACATCAGGTATTTTTTGCACGGTTTACCGACCTATTGAATAGACTATACAAGTCTAGCAGATTTATATCTAAATTTCTAGATTGAATAAACAAATCATCATTCTCTGCTAACAATGTCTTGTTGATATCAGCGTAATCATCCACCCATAGTATAGGGTATTCCTTATAACACTCCTGTAAGTATCGATTTTTTTTCATTATTGGTACACGTTTCAGTAACAAGACTTCCCAGTTCCTATGACAATCAACAGCATTACCTTCAGGACATATCATAAACTTGTGTGCTTGTATCTGTTTGCAATACTCAGGGTATTCAACACGTTGACTTATGGTAGCAAAACTTTTGTTAGCAAACATCTCACGTATGTTACCACGTTCACTTAGATTTGTGTGCTCTGCATGATTGATGTACAATAATTTTATTGGTTTAGGATCAGATATCATAGCATTTTTCATGATATCAAGTCTCACATCTACTGGGTATAACTTTCTTTGCAAACCATAAGGTAAAGGATGTACCTTACCACCATATCCCACAGCATTTGCTGCATAGATTGCCAAGACATTCTGTGGTATGTGATGATGTATGTCCTCCGTTATAGGTGTATCTTCATTACTACAAAATATTATGAATTTTGTCTCCTTCATGAACATAATCTCTGCTAATAACCGTAGGAGATCATTCTCTTGCATCATTCTATCAACTCTCATTTGATCAGTAGCAGTAGCACACAATATCTTTCTCTTATATAATCTTATGTTATCAATGAATAAGGTCATGAATTTATTACCATTGACCTTTTTTATAAATTCAATATTTGATTCATTAGCATCCTTCATGAATGCCCCAGTCACACCACCAAGACACCCTGATTGGTCTCCAAAATCATAATCACATAAGTCAGCTATTGCTGGTCCGTGGAGAAGATTCATAATTAATATTCAATGAAAATCTTATGTTCTTTGTTGGTGAAGATGAGGAGTGTTTCCACTTACCATCAAAGACAATCATTTTACCTCTTTCAACAGGTTCTTTATGTATAACATTACCACCATCATCAAAAAAATATGTATCACCATCAGATTCATTTGGATAGTATAATCCAACAATATGTGGGAAGTGTTGATCTACATGCGAGTTGTGAGGCACACCTGTCACATCAGGTCTAGGATACTGTAAGGTATTGTGTGCACGTATCATTTTATTATTAGGTAGTCCTATAAACTTACCTATCTCATTCCATGGCATTTTATGAAAGCAAGGACCTATTTGATTATCTTCTAAAAAAGTATGTGAGAAATAAGGATGCAAATCTAATCCTTTCTCTATTGCTGAATTGCCATAAGCACAATCCTTGAAGAAGAACCATGGTAATTCATAACTAAGTTCTTCTATGTAATTTACTACACCCTCAGGAAAGTGGTGCCTTGTAGGAGAGAATGAATTCTCTTTGCTCATCGGTGTTCCTCCATTCACCAGGTAAAAGATAATGTGGTAGGTGCATCTGATGCACCCGAACATCAGTTCCTACAAGCATCTGCCAATTCAAATGTTCTGTGATTGAAATGTCTGTGCAGTAAAAGTGTTCTATATTTTGACTACACAATGCAGCAGCAACAGCAAAAGTTCCTACACCAGAGTTTGCAACATGTTTTGCCCCCATCAATGTAGAAAAATCTTCGGCTACGCTACCACGTTGTATGGTAACTTTTTTATGGTAAGATAATTCCTCTACTATAGGATTATAATTATCATTTTCAGTTACAATTATCGCTTTATCAAACGAATCAAGGAGTGTATGGTAAAAATGATAAGGATTAGGGCTGTACTGTTCAGGATTAGGAACGTTTTTGTCAAAAATATCTCCACTCCTGATATGAATAACAAGAGTATCATCAGGTATTTTTGTTGGTTGAATGTCAAGTTGGGGATATATCCATGTCTTACAAATTCTACGCATATTTTTGTAGATCGTTTCAACAGATAGATTGACTTCTTGATAAGGTCCTTGCCAGTAAAAACATTTTGAATGTATAGAGTTTCTAACTTGACCGAATTTTGTTTGGTGTTTCTTAATGATATCATGTTCAATAGATTGAAATGTAGAACTCATTTGCTCTGCCCAAAGTGTGCCGACAGCACACTGTTGAATATTATTTCCCAGTCTACCATACCAATGTGACAGATAAATCATTTAGCACAATTACCGTATGCCTTATATTTTTTATTTGATAAATCTGATGCAGGGTACATCTCTTTTGCTATTTGTGACATAATCCAATTGTATGTTTTTCTTATACCCTCCTCAAGAGTCATACTATAATCCCATCCTAATTTTTCCCTTATAAGATCATTGTTAGAATTGCGACCACGCACTCCAGTGTGAGGTACATCTACATGGTCTTTTGTTATTTTTTTATTGGCAACTTTTGCAGCAGTATCAACCAATTGATCTATTGTGACCATCTCCTCAGATCCTATATTCACTGGTTCAATACAATCAGAATCCATCAATCTTCGAGTTGCTTCAATACACTCGTCTATGTAAAGGAATGACCTAGTTTGTTTCCCATCACCCCACACCTCTATCGTATCTTCGAGGTTTGCATAAGCAACTTTTCTACAGATTGCTGCAGGTGCTTTTTCTCTTCCTCCATGCCACGTTCCTTCTGGTCCGTAGATGTTATGGTAACGAGCAATCCTGACAGGAATATTATAATTACGATAGTAAGAGAGATATAACCTCTCACTAAATAATTTTTCCCATCCGTATTCGGAATCAGGGTTAGCAGGGTAAGCGGATTCTTCACGACAATCGGGGTTGTTAGGGTCTAGTTGGTTGTGTTCTGGATACATGCATGCAGAACTTGAGTAAAATATTTTTGTTGTATGTCTATTCTCTACAGGTCTTGAATCCCA